TGTCGAGCGGCATCAGCTTGAGGCCGTAGTCCGTAGCGGCCTGTTGCACCATCGCGAGGTACCGGACCATCTCTGGCGGCAGTACGCGCACGTCGCCCTGCGGTACCTCAATCATCTCGATCGTCGTCGAGAACATCGGCAGCACCGCGTTGAGCGCCTTGGTCAGGTCGCGCAAAACGCCTGGCGAGTACGCGACGCGCGACTCAGGCATCTCAGAGGCCATCGACGCCTCCAACGCCCGGTCCCGCTGACGGGCCACCTGCAGCAATTCCATCTCCGGGGACTTCGGCATTGGGTACCTCCTCCGCGCTCGGCGGGGCTTCTGGGGGCAGCAGCAGGGTCTCGGGCAGGCCGTACATCCGGATCATCTCTGACCGCAGCGCTTCCGGCGCAACACCGAGCTGTAGCAGGAGCGGGACCAGCTGCGTCATCTCGTCCCGCTTCGCCTGGTCGGCCATCGGGCTGCTGCCCGCGTCGGCGGCCCAGTAGGTGTAGTCGGCCTCAAGGTCTTGCGCGGTGAGCACGATAGGCCCGACGTTGGGCAGCACGAGGGGCTCACCTTCGTCGGCCAGTGTGACCGCGAGCATGACGCAGTACACCTTAGCGATCTCAGCAATCACTGCATCGCGAGCGCGGACCATCCGGCCGAGCTGACTTGCGGTGTACTCGGCCAGCAGCCTGTTTTCGGTGGCGGTGACGCCAGTGACCTCGCCGCTCACAAAGGGCGCGTTGACGCCACTCGCCTGAATGTCGGCCTCAACGAGGCCCTGGTAGGCGGTGATGTCGCCAGGGATAGGCTCCGACGGCACCGGAATCATCGCGCCCGTGAGCTCAGCCCCGGGGGGGAGGTCGATCTCGATCATCTCCCCGTCGCGACCCTCGTTGATTTTCGCGACAGCCTCTTCGTCGAGGAGACCCTTTTTCACGAGCCACTGCCGCGCCATGCGCCGCACACCACGCGCGGTGTACGACCTGAACACGTTGAGCTCGCGCAACTGGTCGTAAATGCGCCCGACAAGCGAATAGCCGTCGAGCGGGCAACTCGGGTCTCTCGCGAAGTACATCGGCACGATGGGCACGATGGGCCGGTTCGAGGACGTTCTGAACGGAATCCCAGTAGTGACGGTCTCGACCTCCATCTCCTCCTGCTCGTCGACGCCAGCTTCCGCGTCAAGAGCGCCCTTCTGAACGCGCACACCGCGGAAAAGGTACTTGTCCCCATTCGCGTAGTCGGGTGACCAGACAAGCAGCCGGTCTGCGATGAGGTCGTACATCTCCACTACGCGCACCCAGTCGCGCTCGTCAGCGACCTCCCCGTAGCGGCCCTGGCTCTGGTAGGGCCCATCTTCGACGTCAAGCCACTTCTGGAAGGCCCGCGGGACAAACGCGTTCGCCGGGCGGGAGTAGCGCATCCGTGCCTCGGCGAGGGGCATCTGGTAGCTGTGGCCGACGTAGCGTTGGCGGCTCCACTCGGGTGCCGAGCGGTCGAGTACCAGCTCCCACGGCGGGATGGCCATGATGGCGATTCGCCGCAGCGGGTCGATGTCTTCGACGGGCGCCAGCTTCAGCGCGGAGCTTGGGAAGATGAGGGCGAGACGGGTCGCGTCTTCGATCTGCTCGCGCGTGCGCAGCAGGAAGTGGTTGGCGACCGCCTGGGCCGCGGGCGGGTTGCCCGTAGCGCGCAGGTCTGGCTGTACGACCACGGACGGGTTTTTCGCGTACAGCGCGCCGAGGTAGCTCTCGACGACCGCGAACGCCTTGGCCACCTCTACGTAGTTGCGCGCCTTGGCGTGCATCGAGCCCGCCCAGAAGCGCGTCATATAGACGTCGTGCCACGATTTGAGCTCTGCGCGACGCCCGGACCAGTAGTTGTCGTGGTTCTCGACGATTCGCGCAACGGCGCGGGGCTGCAGCATTAGGGGCCTCCCGGGGAGAGACGGTTGCGCCGGCCGGCTGCGAGCACTTGGGCCGCGGTGACGCCGTGCGGGTTGCGGGCGGTAGGGCGGTTACGCAGGTGCGCTGGCACGTCAGCGTAACACCGGTAGGCGAGGGCCGCAGCCATCGCGGAGTCGTCGTGCATCCCGTCGGGCGCAGACGGTGTGATTTTGCCCGCTGGGATCGAAAGCGACTTGAGCTCTGCGAGGGTGCTCTGGTCGAGCATCACCACGCTCGGCAGAGCGTCGCGCAGCGCTTCGAAGGCCTCCAGCTTCGAGCTCTGCGTCGTCACCCAGGGCTTGCCCGCGCGCTGCCATAGGTTGTGGTAGCGGCAGTGGTGGAGCTCGAGCAGCACGGCGTGGCCGTGGTTGTTTGACTCGCAGAGCACGAGGGCCTGGTTGTAGCGTGAGGCCACTTCAGCGATTTTTTGCGCGAACTGAGCGGGCGCGATGGTGTTGTTCCTGTACACGTATACAGGTTGCCGCGTAGATACCGAGACCACGCAGATCGTGGAGTAGTCCATCCCGACGCCACCTGACGGGTCCGCGCCGAGCACGTAGTTGTCCCCGGCGACAGGCGGCTCCAGCTCGAGGTGGTAGGGCTGGCTGACGGAGTACGGCACGGCCGTGATGCCCTGCAGCGCGTCGTAGTCGTAGTAGCCGCCAGCGCGCAAAATGAAACAATCATCCATACACGCTGGGTATTCGCGGCGGAACTTCGGCAGTGTCAAGGTCGCAATGCGTTCACGCCGCCACGCGAGCTGCCCGAAAGTGAGCCCGTAGCGCTCCTTCTCGACTGCCTCTTCCGGCGAGATCTCGAACTCCGGCAAGTCGCCGAGAGTGTAGTCGGGGTACTCCCACCACCAATACGTGTACAGCTCCCACCCGTTCTGCGGCGCACCCGCCACGAGCCGGTGGAACGCGTCACCCGGCACGTTGACCGTGGATTCGACCACAATCACGCCAGTCGCGCCGACGGTTGCATCGACCTGGGCGAGGTTCTCGTCGGCGTCGCTGTAGAATGCAAATTCCGACAAGTGTGCCGAGTTGAAGGCAAAAGATCTTGTGCCACCTCTACCACCTGTAGTGTACGCGGAGACCCCTGCGCCGGTGTCGGCGTAGCGCATGTCGGTGACGTTGTCCGTTGCCATCTTTCGCTTGAGCAGAGCCGGAAGTCCGCGTACCCATCGCTGGTCTTGGGCGCGCAGGTACTTGGCGCTTCGCTCGTGAAAGCTGAGAACAGCGTGCACGTCGGGGTCGTGGGCGATGTACGCCTGTCGCATCCCCTCGGCGCGCATGGCGGTCGAGATACCCACCTGACGCGCCTTGACCACGATGATGCGCTTGTGCCCAGACTTGAGAAGTTCGAGAAAGCGCCACTGCGCGTCATTCGGCGCAAAAGGTACCTGCTGCTTCGACGTCTTGTGCTGGATTTTGAGCAAAGAAAAGAAGCTTTTCTGGTCGCTCAGCAGAGCGGCCACGTCCTCACGCATTGCCTTCGGCACTGACGCTGGGACAAAAGTCACTCCCCCTCCAGCTCAGTGCGTGCTGTGAGAGCGTGCTCGATGCGGGATTTGGCGATCTCGACGTACTCAGCATTCAGGTCGACGCCGACAAAGCGCATGCCTTCGAGCATCGCTGCTTTACCCGTTGACCCAGAGCCCATGAAGGGGTCGAGCACGAGGCCGCCGGGCGCGGTGACCAACCGGACGAGGTACCTCATCAGGTCGGTAGGCTTCACGGTGGGATGATGATTGCGGCTCTGTGCCTTTAATCGGTCCCTCGCGTTCCCGTCATCGTCAACCGGCATCGCTCCACCCATGCCGCTCTGATGCGTTACCAACTCCAGCCCCTCGCACCCCTCTTCGCGATCCTTCCGTGACGCCTTTGCGCAGTAAAAGAAGCGCGCTGCGGAGCCGGTGTCGCCGTACTGCGGCCCCGCTGGTGTGCCGGAGCTGGGCGACCAGATGCCGCCTTTACCTCGCTCCTTTGTTTCTTTGCCAGCCTTGCTCTGCGGGAACAGCCCCACCACCTCTTCAGAGCCATCGTGGATGAGGTTCGCGGGCCAGCGTCCACTATTGTTGTCTGTCTCGACGGGCTGCACAGTCCAAGCAACGTCATTATGTCTTCGTTGCGTGATGGGCCACACACCCTTGTCAGCACCCGTCCCCACCCTGCACCCTTCGATGTTGATCGCGCCCGTGCCGTGCTTCAACACGTTCTGCGCGACAGTTGTCTTCATAGGTTTTTGTGCGACGATGATGGGTTCCCAGGCGGGTTTGAGCGCGGTGCCCCAGCCTTCATACTCCGCTTTGAGCTTGCCACATCTCGGGCACGCGCCACGTCCGTGTAATGCTCCTGCATCCAGTGTTCCAAATGACTGCTGAACACCTTCAGGTTCTCCGGCCTGTTGTCGGCCCTGTTGTGATTGATATGGTGTACCTCCTCTGTATCCGTCAACGGTCGTTCCAGCATTTGCTCCGCAATCAATATGTGCTCCAGCACATAGCCGTTGTGCCTCGCCCTCGGATGATCCGGCTTCCGAATCATCACGTACCCCTTCTCCGGCTCGATATACCTGCCGCCTTTCCATGCTGGATTCTGCATGCCCGTCATTTTCGCCGCTCGCTTCGCAATCGCGTCCGGCGTGTGCAATTGACTGTAGCCCCGCAGGAAGTTGCTGCATCGATGTGAACATGCTTTCGTTGTGTTCTTCGCCAGCACTCCTGGCCGCCTGTAAATCGCTTTCCCGCAATAGTCGCATGTCGTGTTCGGTTGCCGGTTTTCCATGTTGGCCCTCCTTTGCAGGCTGGCTGTATGGTATCGCCTTTCCTTGACAAGTGCAACACCCGGCGCGCCTCAAATTGAATCCTTTGCTAAATCCGGTGCCGTAGACCCACATGATGCAATCGCGGATCTCCCAGCCCGCGTCCTCGATGGCGCACGCCAACCGGTGAAAAGTTCTTGTGCCGCCGAAGGCGAGAAGGTGGGCCCCAGGCTTTGCCGCGCGCAGGGCGTGCGTCCAGAACTCGACCCCTGGAACGCCTTTGTCCCAGGCTTTGTCCATGAACTCAAGACCGTAAGGTGGATCGCAGACGATCGAGTCAAACGTATTTTCCGCGTAGCCGTACCCGACGACCTCGCGGCAATCACCAGTCCACAGCTTGTACGGTTTGTTCATTTTCTCACCGCCTCTAGAACCGCGCGAAGCTCGAGCACATCGGCACTCTCGCCCTCGTCGGATAGCACGTCTAACGCTTTTTCGACAACCCACCGCGCCGTGCGGCAGGCCTCCGCTCCCATCGGTCCGCCGTCGAGCACGCGCCGCAGGACGTGCAGCGCGTCGGGGATCAGCTCGATGACGCCCTGCGCTGTCTCCCCGCGAGTGTATGGATCCATACTCACTCCCGGGTCTCGAGGTGGAGGAGCAGCTGCGCCGCGACCCCGACCCGGCCACCGGCGTGAGCCAGGGTGCGGGCGTCACACGGGATGCGAGCCCATAGCGCCGCGTCCGCCAGAGAGTAGTGCCGGTCGCGATGATGGGCCACGTGGGCTGCGACGGACTGGATGCACTCGCCTTCGGGTGCCAGCGGCAGCCGCAGAGCCTCGCGCAGGAGGCCGAACACGCGCCGCTTCCCGTAGCTCGTGTGGCGTGAGGCCTGCCCCGGACCGTAGGGCGAGCGGAGCAGCTCTTCGCGGAGCTGAGCGAGGTCGAGGCACTGGCGGACGTTGTAGCGGTTCACGCCGTGATGCGCGTGCAGACGGGCAATCTCGTCGGTGTAGTCGTAGTAGGGCACGCGCACGGGCCAGCGGTCGGCGGCCACGACGTCCGGCTCGTCACCGAGGCGCACGAGCACGACTGCGACCTCGACAGGCACGACGCGGCCATGGGCGTCGGTGGCGGCCGACGCGTCCCAGACAGCGACGAGGGTGTCACGCTTTTTGGGCGGCATTGGCGGCGGCGAGGAAGTCGTCGAGGGGCAGCTCGATCGTGCGGATAGAGCCGTGTGCGGAGCATACCCGACGGCGGAGGATGGCGTCAGGGTAGTGCTCGGCGAGCTCGCGCGCCCCGGCCCAGCGGACGGAGGTGGCGTCACGGGTCTCGGCTACGGCGGTCGAGGTGAGGCAGTGCGGGCAGCGCATACCGGTAGTCTAGCACGCTACCGGTAGCGGCGCTACCCTCGTCAAGGCTCTTTATGCCACAGCCCGTTCTCGTCCATGTACGCATAGTCGTTGTGCTGGCCCAGTAAGTAGTCCAGCGGGACCGGGCTCACCACATAGGTGGTCCCGTTGTTATCTACCTTTCTCATCACGGCCATCTGCAGAGCATATTCGCTAGGTAAGAAGCAATATCTGGCTTCCTCCCGCCAATCGCTGTCGATTAAGAGTTTTGCAAAGGCGTCCATGACCTCGTCAAGACGAGTCATCTCCGTGACTAAATGTGTTACAGTTGTTTGTGCGTCTTCGCCGAAATCTGCATCAATACAGCCATCTAAGTCAGACATGCTGTTTAGCGCATGCTGCAAAAGTTGTTTCTTGCAGAAAGACCCGAACCAGAAGTCGGTGGGGTTGATCGAGTAGCAGTAATAGATTTCACTCATGCGAACCTCCAGTAGTCGGGGCGAGGCAGTGCGGGCAGCGCATACCGGTAGCCTAGCACACTACCGGTAGCTGCGCCACCCACTAGGGCAGATGGCAGAACTCTGTTCTTTCTTTTATAGAGACAGAACAGAGAACTGCCATCACAGCCCGGTCAGGTCCATAGTGCGGATGTACTCGACCCGCCTATCCGCCGCCTGAAGTGCCAGCAGCACGTCTTCGCGCCTGACGTAGTACTCGCGCGAGCTGGCTGTCTTCTTGCACTGCACTGGGATGAGCCCCTTGCGCAGAAGAGCTTTTACGCCGCGCGGATCGCCTAGGATATGGTAGTCACGCCCATTCTCGGTGAGCGCGAGGATGCCAGAGATCAGCGCCGATAGGTCTTGCGCGGACTTAAGGTATCGCCTCGCGGCGACAATAGTGCTCTTGCTTTGCCCGCCGAGCGTCTGATGCACGTGCGCCCGGTACCACTTCAGCGCCCTCTGTGCGACCTCGCCGCCCTCGCCGAGGCAACGCGCAAGTGCCACCGTCGTCACGGCCGCGCCGAGTTTCCCGTCGACCTCCGCGGTAACGAACATCGTCGCGGCTGTGGCAGATACCTGTACCGCATCGCCAACAGTAGAGATGACGCGATGCGCCCTGTATTCTGCCAGCTCTTGAGCGCTCTCTGGCAGATCTCCGTCCGCAATCTCTTTGGCGCGCTCAGGGGCGCTGGGCTCGGCGGCGAGTACTGCCACTACTTTTTCCCTCTTTTGTGCGTTCTTCCAGCGGCGCAGCGATTTCGTGGCCCCGAGGTCGAGATCACCGACCTCTTCCTCGCTCATCACGTGCACGTCGTGCCGGTCAAAGAGTGCTTGTAGCGCCCATCCTCGCCCCGTGCGGACCGCTTCGGCGTGGGCTGTGGCCTGTTGCCAAGACATTCTGCGTGATTCCAAAGAGAAGTGGTGGTCGACAAACAGGGTTACCCCGACGCTTTGCGCGACGACCTCCTCCCGCTGGAACCGCTCGACAGCGGCCTCCATCTGCCACTCCGGTGAGCTCTCGGTTTCTACGCTGTCAGGCTTTTCGCGAAGAACTCCGCAGACGTAGATGGGGCGCTTGGCCGCCGCTCGGTCACGATGACTGGCTTGCTCCAGCATTCGGTAGTCCTGCTGAGAATGGTTCTCCGTAAACAGCCAGACTTCGTCGTAGTGCCCCTTTTCGAGTGAGACGCCAGAGCCCATAGCGTTGTTGTAGTAGAGCACGTCTGCGGACTGCAGATACTCGGGATCGAGACCTACGCGCTCATCCTCGTGCTCCGCCTTAGTCACGCAAATCGCTTTTTTGTCGATGTCCCGAGCATCGGCGGCCATGGCGTGCAACGTTTTCTTCGAAAACCCGTAGGCAGCGATCCTTTTCCCAGCTTTGAGCCTCTCGAGCATGAGCGCGTACCCGCGGGTGTGGCTCGAGATTACCTTCCCGCTCGGGAGCGTCAGAGCCGGGACGTAGCGCAGTTGATGGCGTGTGGTGGGCCCCTCATACCAGACCGCTTGGCGCGGAGGGAGCTCGAGTTGCGCGCGCTCCTCGGCCGCCTGCCGCAGCAGCAGACGGGTCTGTTCGCCGGCGTGCGCGTCGGCCAGCAGTACCCGCGCACCTTGCGCGACGGCGCCGGTCAACACAGTGAGGCACTCGGGGCGCTTCGCCAGCATCGAGGCGAGCTGCCCCAACGCTGACTCACACTCATCGAACAGGATCAGCGCGTCGCGCAGCATCTCTGGAGTCAGCGCTTTGAGCGTCTCCGGCAGCCGCGCAAAAGAGGTGGCGACGCTCCCGTGCGCCGCGGTTATTTTCGACCCGGCGGACGCGTGGGCGATGTTGTACTTAGCCGCAGCCTGCTCAGACAGCGCCACGGTCGTGTTGATTGAGATCACGATACCGGGCCACGCCTCGGCCAGCTGGGCCATCATTCTCGTTTTGCCCGCGCCCGTGCCGACGCGAAGCACGCTCACCTCGGCCAGCTCGGGCCAGATCGCGTAGCCGTTAGCGTCGAGTTTGATTTCGACCGCGTCGGGCTGCCAGCGGAAGGACCAGTCGCGGTTTTTCCCGTCGGATTGGTGGTAGGCGATGTTGCAGCGGTGGCAGTGGAAAACTCTTTTTCCGTTTTTGCGCTCGTAAGTTTGAGCCGCGCGCGTAGAGTCCGGTGGGCACTTAGGGCAGACATCGCGCGTCCCCGCAGCGGGGAACTCACCCCAGTCGGAGTGCCAGATGACCTGCTTGGCTCGACCTGTTTTGTGGGGCGCGTTCGACGGTTTTTCCTCTTTATCCCCCGCACGCTTAGGCGCGGGCTTAGGCGCGGGGGTAGGCGCTACGTAGGCCGTAGCCACAGCCAGGAGGTGGTCGCGGATGCTAGATTCAGGGTTCTCGCGGATGACGGTGACGTATTTCGTGCCACTTGCGTCGGAGCGATGGAGCTCACCCGGCACGGGGACGTTGCGCGTGCCGAGGTCTTTGGCGTTGGCGTCGATCGTCCACCCATGCTCCGGGTGCGCGCGTGCCTCTCGGACCCACGCGCCCCACGCAGGATGCAGACGAGCGTGCGACCAGGCGCCATCGGTGCCCCCCATGTCGGCGGGCATCCGCCACCACCCCTGCACACCGTGCCCGGAGTAGACCAGTGTGTTCGGCGCGGGCAGCCCTAGTTGCGCCCAGCCGAAAAGCATTTTTTCGATGTACCCGTTTTCGCGCATCCAGTCGCAGACGTAGTCCACGGTCTGAGCGTAGAGGAAGTGCTTACGCTCTTCCCTAGTTGCGCCCCACTCTTCAGGGCAGCCCTCGTAGTCGGCGATGTCACAGTCGAGCGAAACCAGCAGGCACTGCCTGACGTCGGCGAGCCCCGCGAGAGGGATGTTCTTCGCTTTGCGGCGCATCACCTCTTCTTGCGAGTGCTTCACGAAAAAGCTAGGCGCGGAAAAGGCCTGAGGCTGGTGCACTCCGGGGCGCACGCGCGCTACCGTGCGCGTCCCTGCTGGGGCGGCGCCAAAGGTGCGGCTCATCCACAGCTGAGCACGCTTTTCCGCTGCTCTGTCCTCTTGCGTCCACGGCTTGGTGTTGTTACTCTTTTTGCGGTCGGGCTGCATCCCGGCCTCCTGGTGCGGTTGGGTGTGAGCCCCTCGGGTTGGTCCCCCGAGGGGTTCTCTGTTGGGGGGTCTCAGTCTGCGAGGCCTAACGCGCCGACGCCGTCACGCCCAGACCGGAGCGTCGCGATCTCCGCCACGAGCAGGTCGAGCAGCGCTGCCGCCAGCCGCACGTGGCCCATGTGCCGCGCTACGACGCAGCCGTCGGCGAGGGCGTAGATGGCCAGCACTTGGGCGTCCTTGCCAACAGCAGTCACCACTGGGCGGCACGCGAGGAGCTGCTCGGCCAGGCGGCGCGACGGCGAGCGAACAGGGTGATCTGGCCCGACCGCCCGTGCGATCAGGCGCCCCAGCACTTCGGCGTGTGTGCCGCCCTCGAGCGCGGCTACTGCCGTCAGTAGTTCGGCGTCGGTGCGAGAGATGCGGGTCGAGGTGAGCTCATCTGCCATAGTGGCCTCCTGCCAGCAGTATACCGCGGTATACGAGCAGTGGCACTACTCTGTTCTCTCTCTCTATAAAAAGAAGAACAGAGAAGTGCCATGCCGGTGGGTGCGCGCTGAAGCTACCGGTAGCTGCTCTTGCCTCCGGGCGCCATTCTCGAGAATCGCAGTGGCTACCCGTAGACGCCTCCCAGGTCGGGGGATAGTATGGTGCATCGGCGGCCGATACCTCCCCGCCGACATCGAGGACCCCGTGCCCACTCCCATCGATCTCGTCTACACCATCGCCACTCACGCCTTCGTCGCTCGCGCCGAGCTGCCCCCGCGCACTCGCGCCCGGGTGCTCGACCTGGAGATCGTGACCGCCACGCTCGCTTCGGCCGTCGCGGAGGCTGATGCACGCCACTCCGGCGGCCGCGAGGTGCACTACCCCGAGGGCACCTGGTCGGTGCGGTGCTACCCGTACCGCAGCCGCCGCGGCTCGCGCGGGGACTACATCGTGGCCATCTTCGGCCTCGACGCCGACGGCGCCCCTGTGCTGCGCGCCGCTCGCATCGAGCGCGGCCTGCTCGCCGAGTACCAGTACGTCGGCTGGCCGCGCCTCGGTCGCCGCCACGCCACCGAGAGCGCCGGGGAGGCAGCGTGACCGACCGCGCTACCGTCGCCCCCCGGGTGCTGCGCTGCGGCTGCACCGTGCTGGAAGAGGATCGCCCGCACTACGACCCGCGCCTGCGCAAAAACGGCTTTCGCTCGACCACCGTGCTCCGTGTCCAGATCGCCTCACCCCACTGCCCCGAGATGGGCTGCCACGGCCCCAGCAGGAGAGACTGATGCCATCCCGAGAGATCCGTATCGATGTACAGCAGCACGACGACGGTCGCTGGTCCGTCTCCATGTGGGACGCCTCCGAGCCCGGCGCCGACACCGACTACCGGTGCTGGTACTGCGGGACCGAGGATGACGCCGACTACCTCGCCTGGGTGCTCGGCCTCGCCATCGTGATCGACCAGCACGGGAGCTACGGCGACGAGCCCGAGGATGACGACGGCCGCACAGCCGTCGACGACACGGTGTGGTCGTGAGCACCGCTCGCGCCGTCGGCGGCTGCCTCTCGCTCATCGTCGAGAGCGTGCTACTGGCGCAGCTACTCGCCGGGGTCGTGATGACGACGTACGCGCTCTACTACTTTTTCGCGCTCGTCATCGGCTGACTGCCTCGTCGAGCTGCCAGTGGGGCCCATCGCGGAGAGTCCGCCACGACCCGCCCCAGGTCAGGCGGTACCCCTCGGTGAGCCCTTCCCTCTCCATCCGCGCCCACTCGTCCTGCACGATGGGCGCGATGTCGTGGTAGTCGGGCCACTCCCAGGAGATCTGCCCGTATCGGTATGGTGCTACATCTACCGCCATGGATGGCAGGGTGTTGTGCTTACTATTTGGCCAACGCTTTTGCGACTTATTCTCGGCCCAGGCACGGTCTTGGGCGGCCTGTGCGCGGTGGCCACAGAGTATCGCGAGGTCGTGTGGCAGATCGTCGCGCTCGATGACGCGGTCGAAGAGCGTGATGAGCAGCGGGTGGCAGCTGTCGAGCCGGTCACGACTGCGCTGAGACCATCGGTACCGGCCCATGCCTACCTCTTTTTCGACTTTTCGCCGACACAGGCCCAGCGCTTGCGGCTAAGACGCAGAGGGCTGTTCGGGTCAGCGGCGGCCTCGGGGTAGTCCCGCATCTGGCCCATGGATCTGGAACAGTAAGCATCCCCACGACGCGTTCCGGGCGACACGGTCGCACCCGCGGCGCCGTACGAGACCTTGCGCCCCTCGGCGGTAGTCTTTACTCGGGCCTTGCCCTTGGCTGGTTTTGGCACAATCACCCCCCCAACGAGTCAGGGCGCACGCGCTCGTCGACGCCGCGGAGTAGACCTCGATCGACCAACTCCAGACGCTGGAGCCGTGCGTCGATGCCGCGCAGGGCGGAGACGGTAGCCTCGCTGTCTCGGCGCTGCTGTTCGAGCATCTGGTCGATCTGCTCGAGGTGGCGGCCAGCGATAGTCCGCGCCATCGGGACGAGATGCTCGACCACGAGCCGATAGCAGGCGGCGCCGACGAGTAGCAGCACGAGTACCGCCGCCCCAGGGCCCGCGAGGTAGGGCGCGATGGCGGTAGGGTCGATCTGTCCGATCATGTGGGCTCCTGTGCGCCGAGGATGCCGTCGAGCACGGGGCGCGCGATGATGCGGGCGTCCGTGACGCCAGGAGAGGTCCCTACGCCCGGGGTGTAGCGCGAGAGCAGGTCTGTGGCCTCCCCGTCGGTGCAAGTGAGCACGAGCTCGTAGCCCTCGTGGTACACGCCGTTCGCGTCAAAGACGCCGGCCCTGCGCGTAGAGATGACGATCATGGTGCCCCTCAGCTCAGCTTGTCAACGGCATAAAAAAGCCGGAAGGCCACGGTGCCCCCCGTGGTCGTGACCGTTCCCAGCGTGCCAACGGCGATGATGCCGTACATCTGCGCGGTGTCCGCGGCTGTGAGAATGTTGGCGTCGAGGCCGTTGGTCGGCGCGGCGGCGCTGGCGGACTGTATCAGGGCAGACGCAGCCACCTTCGCCTTGCCGGGAAGTCCGCCAAAAAGTGATTGACCGTAGACCGTTACCCCACCGGCCAAGGAGGTGGTGCCGACCACGTTGCGCCTCCAGGTGCCCGTGAGCGGGGTGCCCACGCCGCTCATCCCGAAGGTGCACCCCAGCGCGTCCATCGTCGTGAGCACCGTGCTGGTCGCGTTTTGCACCGCCGCCATGGCGATGTTGTAATTTCTCGCGGCCCCGACGGCGAAGTCAGTCACCTTCGAGTGAAAATTGAATGTGTCGCCCGCGAGAACGGGCGTCCCGTCAGCGTAGGTGAGGGGGAAAGTCCATCTCGCACCCGCGAAGTTCGCGCCAGAACCGTAATTGTAATCGACATTGCTCACGGCGAGGGTGGCCAGCGTGACCGAGTGCAAGCCCGATGACGCGGCGTAGCCAGTAACCAGACCGTTCGGGTCGCTCGCGGTCAAGGCGGCAAAATCGGTGATCTGCCGCCACTCGAAGCCGACAGCACCCGCCGGAGCGGGGCCGCCGCTGGCGCCTGTGTTTGGGTTGAAGGCAGGGACGATGGGCATGGCTCACTCCTGCTCGCGGGCGCGCGCCCACCGTTTGCGCTGTGCTTCAGCCATGTTCGCCCTCGCTTCGGGGCTGCGTTTGCGTCCCCTGTGGGTAGAAGCTATCTTCTCGATGTGCTCCGAGGTGAGTTTGGCCCCCTTGGTGCGCGTGTTACCAATAGCGGCTGCTCTCATCTTCTCAATGGCCTCCTCAGAATGCCCGCGCCCTTCGGCATACCGGAGCTTGTGGGCTTCCGACATATTAGCACGGGCCTGTTCCGTAGCAGGCTTGCCCTTGTTGTTGGCGGGGCGCCCCTTGAGCGTTGCGCTCACCTTCGCCCTCATCTCATCGGTCCACACCGGGCCGCGCGAAGAGGGGGTGATGTTCAAGAAGTTCGGATCGCCCCAGTTGGCGTCAATGTAGTCCTGCTCGTATCCGAACCGGGATTCTTCCGAGCATTCAACCAGGACGCATGAGTCAGTCCACCCGTACTTGTCGAAAGCACGCTGGAACTTGGTGTTGCCGTGCCTCCCGGCCGCAAGTGACTTTCTGTGCGACCGAAGGCGGGCGGGGATGTTCTTGCTGGAGCCTTGGTAGAAGTGCGGCCCGCACCAGACTTCATAGACCCCACAAGTAGCGGAGCTTCCCATGACTACTCTGTCCATGTCACACAGCTCTGCGCAAAATTCGCAGAACCGGCGTCGACGTGAGCAAAGAGATACACCGTACTGTTGCCCGGTCCGCCCAGAATCTGGTAGATCGGGATCCCTACCGAGACGGCGATACAGCCCGAGTCGGTTGTCGTCAGCCCGGTGGCCAGGTCAGCGGTGACGTCGGGCACGAGCGTGAAGTCGCCCTCTGGGTCCGCGCAGAGGCGGATCGTGATCGAGGCCGCGGTCACGATGTCGGTGACGCGGACGTGGATCCCGGTCACGATGCCGTAGTAGTTTCGCGCGGACTGGAACGCTGGGAGGTCCGCGCCAAGGTCATGCGCGTGTACGTCCGCAGTCGAAAAAGAGGTCCCCAGGGCAGGCGGGGAATCGGGCGCGACGACGGAATCGTGCAGGTAGTGCGTGATGCGCGTAGGCACTGCGTCCTCCTCGGGCGTGGACAGCCCGCAGTGCCTACAGCTTACCCCTATGGGCGCGTGACGTCTACCGCCCGCGCAGTGGGGTCTTCGACAGTCTCAGCGCCAATGAGCCAGAGACCCGCTTCGGCTGCGTCTCCGGACAGTGCTTTTTCCGCGGCGATGACGTTACGCGTAATGCCGTCGAACCCCGCCGCGGCCGCCACGCTACGCAGTGCGCGGAGCTTGCGCAGTCCCGCCCCGCTCGGTCTAAGCACGTAGTAGCGCGTATCGCGGTCACCTTCGGGCAACACCGAGACTACGTAGCTCCCCGCGGGCACGTTAGCGGGCTCCGTGCGCCAGGCGAGCGGATCCCCCGGGAACCCAGCGTCATCTTTCGGCGGTTTCATGTAGGTCGGGTCGAGGTAGTTGAGCGCCGCGACAAACTCATTTCTGCCCGTCGGGTCCATCATCTTGGATGTGGCCAAAACGCTGAGGTACAGCTGCTCCATGCTGGGCTCCCCTCGCTGCAGGGTGCCCTCGACGCCAGCTTCGCCCTCCCCGCCAAACGCCTCGGCTACGTCGGACACGGCCTGTGCGTACTCGCCGATAGCGTCGGCGCCACCCTGGAGCACGATCTGCGCGGCCTCCGGTGACAGCGGCAGCTGCGCTACAGCCTCGGCTACGCGCAGCGGGTGTAGCAGCACGCCGACCGGGGGCACGAAGGGGAGGTCGACCAGCACCTGCTTTTTCCCCATCGGCGGGAGCGCGAGCTTGCGCCCATCCGGGCTCTCGATCTGGTTGAGCTCGTCAAACTGTCGATCAGCGCGGTCTTTTGCGCGGAGGTAGGCGCGGTAGGCGGCCGGGCTACGCATCGCGAGGTCGAGCAGCTCGGTCAGCTCAGCCACAGTCTTGGTGGCCAGGACGAACTCGTCGCTGATCCGGGTCACGATCTCCGCGTTGCGCGCGTCGCCCCAGTCGTACTGAGAGCGCCGCGCCGTCGCAATCGCCGCTTCGGGCGTCTGACCGCGCTGCAAGGCCTTGATGAACACAGCCCGCCGGGCCTCTTCCTCGACGGTGGCCGCGATGGAGAGGGCCGCTGGGGTCCCGGCAAACGCCTTGCGTGCGGCGGTCTCCGCGGTTCTGCCCTGCGCCCGTGCGACCTCTTGCTCGACGGCTCTGAAAAGGTCGTGTGCCTGGCGCCCGGTGCGCTCGACGTCCGCCCGGGTCATGCCGACCCCGCCAAGAGAGCCGATCAGCTCATCCACTTCGCGCGCTGTGAACGTGCCCATCGGGGTCTTGATCAGCGCCGGCCGATACGGGGTACCGAGGATGCCCGTGTAGGCCAGCGCGCGGATGGGCGCCATCACGCTCTCGCCGGCCGCGACCACCGGGATCGACCAGGGGCCGTAGCCCAGCGTCGTCCGGGCCGAGCGCACCCCGGCAGCCAGAGTGGAGAGCGCCTCGCCCGCCGGCAGGGGTTCACCACCCGCGCGCGTGGGCAGGGACTCGCTCAAACGGAACAGCTCTTCACCGCCGTTTTCGACGAACCTCGCCTCCTCGGCGAGGAAAGCGCGGTTCTCAGCGGCGAGCAGCGGGCCTCTGCTCACGTCGAACGTACCGTAGCGGGCCTCGTAGGCGGCCTTGGCTTCTTTTGTGACGCGCTTACGCACGCCTTCTTCGATGACGATCTTGAGCGAATTCTGCGTGTACCGGGGCCGCAGAAGGGGCAGACCCTGCACCGTCCCGCGCATGTACTGGTACAGTTTTTCGGTGCGGTCGGGCTCGATGACGCGCCACAGAGGCTCACCCGGGTACAGCTTGCGGTACGCGTCAAGCGCGGTCTCTCGCCATTGCGCGCCTACGGGACCCCCTCCGAAGGTCTCTTCCACGACCTTGCCGAAAACCTCGGCGCCGTCCGCCTTCGCGATCATCTCGCCCAGCTCGCGCTCTGCCACACGCCCAAGCGCCTGCGACGCAGTGATGGGCGTCTCCGAAGTGCGCACGATCTCGCGCAGCTCGCGCCCAAGCACCCGGAGTGCCTGTTGCCCCTTGCGGCTGACTTCGCGCTCCGCCGCCTCGATCGAGGCCCGCTTGGTCGCGGCCACCGGGTCGCGCAGAGCCGCCAGGGTGCTCACAACCTGCGACCAGGCGCGCTCGTTCTCGATGCCGTCGAGCACGACCTGGTACTGACCGAGCTCGTCTAGCGCTCGAACCTGCGTGCTGACCGCGTCGTAGACCGCCTGGTCCCTCACGCGCCCGACAGCCTGAGGAGTGATCTCCGCGCCCAAAGACCGCGCCCGCTCGACGTAGGCGGAAGTCGCCTGGTCTGCCGCGGCCTTCGCTCGCGCCACTTGCGCGCGAGGCACTGCGTACTTCGGGCTGACGCGAACGAGGTCGTTGCC